TTTTGATCCCCCTATCTGGTTGGATTTGGACATTCTCCAATTTTGGCAGGACCATTATAAACTTCAACTAATTATTTAATTTATGGGAAAACAACCTTTCGTTTCACATGTTGTAAATGGTTACTCTCGATACGATGTTCCTGAGAGTAAGGCTTTTACATGTACTCCGGGTATTTTGTATCCTGTGCGAATTGATTTTATTAATGCTCGTGACCGTGTATCTATCGAGCAGGGTATTGACGTTCGTAGCAATCCTCTTGCTGTTCCGACGTTTAACCCCTATACTGTTCGTCTTCACCGTTTCTGGGTGCCGCTCCAGTTATATCACCCCGAGATGAGGACGAATAGCAGTAAATTCGACATGAACAACTTGAGTTTGAATTGGATAGTCTCCTGTCAGGCTCAAAAGGGTGGTATGAATATTGGTTATTTCGGTGCGGCTTATACGAATTCGTTGATGTCTTGGTTGCGTATTGCAAATAAGTATACCACTGGCGCCCCTAATCCTCCCTCCTCCGTATCCCTTCCTGCCTCCATGGCGATTGATACTTGGAGTAACGCGGATTCGTATTTGGCCTATTGGGATATCGTTCGTAATTATTACGGTTATTCGCAGTGGGGCCTTTACTCTTTCGCCTGGCCCATCGCTAATAAAATTATTTATTCCGGTTCCGCTTATGTTCTCAACCCTGAAAACCCCGATAAATCCCGTTTCTTTACGCAGTGTTTCGGGAATCTCGAATTTCTTGATGCTTTTTATGAGGGCCAGTTTTACCCGTCAGCCTTGACTTCTTCGAATAATACCTTTAATCGTGGCAATCTTTTCTCGCAGATAATTAAATCTGATTTGGATAGTGATTCTGTCTCTAGCGATGGTTTTCCTGTCTCTGACTTTTATCCGTCTAGCTCACTTTGGGGCACTACTGGTATTAGCATTCAGACTTCGTCCTCGACTACTACCACAGGTAATTCTTCCTGCGCCTATTTTGTTACTGCGCATCCTATGGCCGTAGTCCCCTCAAACCCTGACCGATTCAGTCGTCTTATCCCCGTAGGTTCTTCGTCTGCTGTTTCCATGACGGGCGTAAGCACTATTCCGCAGTTAGCTATTGCTTCTCGTCTTCAGGAATACAAGGACCTTCTTGGTGCTGGAGGCAACCGTTTTAGCGATTGGTTGGATACGTTTTTTGCGTCGAAGATCGAACACGTCGATCGTCCGAAGCTCCTTTTTTCCGCTTCGCAGACCGTCAATGTGCAAATTGTTATGAACCAGGCCGGACAGAATAATTTTGATACTTCTTCCGTTGGCGGACCTCTTGGTCAGCAAGGTGGTGCTATCGCTTTCAATGACCGCCTTGGTCGTCGTCAGTCTTATTACTTTCGTGAGCCTGGCTATATGATTGATATGTTGAGTATTCGTCCTGTTTACTACTGGTCTTTTATTAGGCCCGACTATCTCAATTATAGGGGTTCTGACTACTTTAACCCTATTTATAATGATATCGGCTATCAGGATGTACCCTCTTTTCGAATTGCCTTTAATGGTAATCCTGGATCATCCCTCGCTACAGAGCCTTGCTTTAACGAATTCCGCTCTTCCTACGACGAGGTTTTAGGACAACTTCAAGCTTACAGTATCCCGGAAGCCGAGGGTGGTTCTGGTACACCGCTTTATGCTTATTGGGTTCAGCAGCGTGCTGTTCAGACCTATAGCGGTTCCGGTAGTCTACCTGAGGTTCCTTATTATCCGATGCTTTTCACTGACTTGTCACAGGTTAATTCTCCTTTTGCTTCCGATGTAGAGGATAATTTCTTTGTGAATATGTCTTATTCTGTTCAGAAAAAGAATTTGATTAATAAAACTTTTGCAACCCGTTTGTCTAATCGTTAATACATTGATTTTATGGCACTTGATTGGTTACTCGAGGATGCTCCTGCTTATGTTTCCCGCGGACAGCGTATCCTTTCCGTTCTCGATGGCAGTGGTTCGGTAGATGTTCTTCCTGGCCGTCCAGATGTTGAGGCATCATCGGCTGACTTTGATAAGGGTGAAAGATTTAACCCCGAGATTGATTTTGACCCGAACTCCTTTTCCCGCATGGATAAGTTCGATGGTCTCGAGGTTGGTCAGGAACTTATTGATTCAGAGTTGGATAGGTCGAAGCCTACTTCTGAACCCTCTAAATCTGAAGAAAAATAGATATCCTTTACTCGACGATATATGTTACGTGCGCGGACCCCTTTTTGCAAGAGTTCGTGAATTGCTGAAGGTTATTGGTAACGACTGCAGGAGAGGCCGCGCATTTTTCTATCGTTCTTTAAATTTTATCTCTATGTCTGATACTAAACTACCTTTTTATAAGTCGAAAGCGTTTTGGACACTCGTCTCGTCTATTGTTGCCGCTTTGGCCGCTTTTTTTCTTTCATCTTGTTCTGCTCAAGCACGAGTGCAGCGTAGCGGTGTTCACATCGATACAGTGCGTGTCGATTACATTGTCCGCTCTAACAATTTAACCCAGATGTAGTATGCCCGCCCCTATTGTTGCAGCCCCTGGTGTTGCCTCTTTCGGCCGTGCCCTTGGAGAATCTGCCGCCTCTACCGGCACTACCGGCCTGATTAATGGCTTTTTCGGCCAGCTTTTTGGCGGCATGAATGCTCGCCGCCAATGGCGTTTTCAGCAGAAGCAGATGGCTCTTCAGCAGAAATACGCTTTGGAGCAAATGCAGAGGCAGTCTGAACTTTCTTATGCTAATTGGCAGAGGCAGTTTGATTATGAAAATTCATATAATGACCCCTCAAAGGTCTTTGATCGTTATTTGAAGGCTGGCGTAACCCCTGCTGCTGTTTTAGGCTCCTCGGGTGTTGGCGTGAACGCTACTATGTCCGGCGGTTCTGCAGGCATGCCCTCCGCTTCTGGCCCTTCCGGTGGCGCTCCCGTTAGTCCTGGTGCTTTTGCTCCCGGCGACCCCACTTCTATTGCGCAGAATATGGTCGCTCAATCTACGGTTAACCGCAATGCTGCTGCTGCTAACCGGGATAATGCGGAAGCAGAAAATCTTCGTGGTAATACTCATACGCGAGAGTGGCGAGAGAAGATGGATAACTTTGAATTACAGATTGCTGAGCATAATGTTAAAGACGCCCGTGAGCTCGCCAATCTTCATGAAGCGCAGGCTCAGATTGTGGCAATTGACGCTTATTTGGCTAATATCACTCAAGGTTACAAAATGTCTTCTATTATGGCTATGGCTGGCATTTTGGAGGAGAAATATCAGAATATTCGTCTGACGAATGATTGGTTTGAACCCCAAGCCGGCGCTTCACTCGCTGTTGCCTGGTCTTCGGCTATTGCTAACGTTTTTGCCGCTGGTGAATCCAAGTCTCGTATTGCACTCAACTATCAAGAACTCAAGGATTTACAGAATTGGTACGAACTCAATTGGGAGAAGGAGGTTCCTGTTCAGATTCGCAATGATAAGGGTGAGGTTGTTGAGACGAAGATGATGAAAGTTGCCGAAACTACAGCTATTTTGAAGTCTGCCGCTGCTGAAGCTGCTCAACTTGAGACTGGGAATGCCCGCTGGGATTTGCGTAACTCTAGACTTCGTCTTGCTCATGACGTTATTCGATCTTTTGCGACTGCTGCAGGCATCGCCGGTGCTTCCTATGTCGGTCGTAAGGCCGCAGGCCCTGCTGGTCCCGAAGGTTACGACGATATGAGAGAATTTTATGGGCCTAACGGCGATAGAGAAGGTGCTACATATGCCCGCCGCATCTATCATGGGAGAAATTGAATATCTTTTTCGACCTTTTGAACCTTTTCATCTATTCCTTTTTTTGTATGTTTGCACTGTAAACCAATAACCACATTATCATGAAACCGCAGAAATCTTTTAATCGGTTCGATTTGCGAGTAGATGCTTTAGATTACATTTTCGTTGAGTGGCTCGTTCGCAATCGCCTTTATTGTAGATTCGCGAAGAATCTCGTGGCGTCCAGACACACTACTATGTCTGCTCGCGACTGTATTCGACATCGCGTTCGCGTTTATGCGTCATTCCCCGCTGTCGATTGTTCTTTTCTTATGGTTGGCGCATTTCTTTTCGAATTAACCCCCGAAGGTCGTGAGTTTTGGATTGATGCGTCTCGGCGCTGGGAAGATTTTTGTAGATACTTTTTTCCGCTTTTAACTCAACCTCTTTAATTATGACACAAATTCATGTTGTTATTCGTCGCATTAATCCTGCCTTTAAGATTGACCTTGTCCAGGTAGGCTACATTGAAAATGGACAGTTTTCGGCGCTCTCTCTTGATGCCCTTAAACGTACTCCCATTTCTACCTACGTAGAGCATTCCAGTATTGCTGATTCTCCCTATATTGAGCATTGTTCTGTTTTAAATCTCATAGACGCATTGAGTGCGTATCCAAATTTTGATGTCGAGTTTTTCGATAATACACTTGTTCTTATGTTTGACTTTGATTTGAATCCCGATGAAGGCGCGTCGCAGGAAGAAGGGAAAGGGAACTAAGGTAGTAACCCGCCCGCTCGGTGGTAGAGTTCTTTGATTTGTTCGGCCCCAGGAGATATTCCTTCTCCTGTGGGCTTTTTTGTTCACCGGCTTCGCCGGTATATCCCGAACGGAGTGAAGCCATGGAGGCCGAAGGCGCGCAGCGCCCCAGCCGTTAAGGCTGTCGGCCGGCGAAACGTAGTAGTTTTCGCGTTCGAAAGTACCGTCTTTCGAAGCGCAAAGTCGTCTTTTTGAATTATGGATTATTTTGACTTTCGACCCAGGTTTTCCCCTGTTGTTAATAGTATTGATTATCGCTATTCTATTGGCGCATACAGAGGTCGGAAACGAGTTGTTATTGCTTGGTTTGCTGACGAGATCCCTGCGAATGATTACCTTATTCGTTGTCGTCTTGATCACCCTGGCATTAAATTTGATTGTCTTCGAAGTTTACTCTAATGCCTTGTTCGTCTCCCATATGGATACGCAATCGTCGCTATTTTGACAAGAAGAATCCTTGCCGAAATGGTTCTGATGTTGCTAAGTCGGCTTTAGCTCTTCGACCCTGGGACATTGCCCGCCAGTGGCTGATGGTTCCCTGTGGAAAGTGTGAAGACTGCTTGCGTCGTCAGCGTAATGACTGGTTTGTCCGTCTTGAACGCGAACTTGCCTGTTGCAAGGCTAATAATCAGCAGGCTATTTTCATTACTATAACGATTGCTCCGAAATATTATAATGAAGCCTTGCTCGACCCCTCCCGGTTCATCCGCCGTTTTAATGAGCGCTTGCGGCATAAACTCGGCCATTCGTTCAAGCACGCCTTTTTTCAAGAGTTTGGCACACACCCTGAAACGGGGAATGAGCCTCGATTGCATTTTCACGGCTTTCTCTTTGGCACAAATGTCCTCTATAACACTATTCGCTCTGCCGTTCGAGATCTCGGCTTTGTGTGGCTCGCGAAGGCTACCCATAAACGCGCTCGCTATTGCGTAAAGTATGTTACTAAACAGATTCAATTTAATCCCGAGGAAATCTCGGATAAATATGTTACTGTAGATGGAAAAATTACACCTTTATCTTGCCTCCTCCAGCATCGCCGTTATACGCGAAAATTCGTATCTGCTGGCGTTGGTGATTTTCTTGGCTATATGCCTCGTCCTTCTGCTTGTGTTTCGTCGTGGTCTTATTTCGATTTTGAGAGGAGGATCAATTATAACTACTCGATTCCTCGATATTACCTTAAATATCTTAAACCGGAGGACGAAGTTGTTCGTTCGATTACCGCTGCTGACGCTTATGCACATTTTAGCAAGTCTTCTTTGGTTAAGCGTATTGTGTCTTTGTGCGTTGACCGGTTCGGTCTCAATTCCGCCGTATCCAGTAGATCGTCATACACGTGGGAGCAAAAGCAAATAATACGTTTTTCTTCTTCCTCTCGGAAGATGCCTGATTTTGATCCCCCTATCTGGTTGGATTTGGACATTCTCCAATTTTGGCAGGACCATTATAAACTTCAACTAATTATTTAATTTATGGGAAAACAACCTTTCGTTTCACATGTTGTAAATGGT